AAAGTGCTTCAACAGCATCCACACAATCCATGATCCAATCTCCGATGGCGGCTACTAGATCTGTATCTGCAAGTACATCGATAAAAGCATTCCAAAGATTTCCTGCGGCCTCCCACATGCTATCTAGGAATCCGTTTATACCCTCAACTACTGAGTCAAGTAAGTCTACAAGGGCACCAAGCAGTGTTCCTGCAATCTCTGGAAGTGCCAAGACGATTTGACAAAATAGCTCTATCGCTGCCATGAGAATGTCGTCCATTGCATCCCCGGTCAGAAAATCTACAACAGAATCTATAATTTCTGGAAGTGCATCTATCAGAGCTATGAGGACGTCTGGGAGTGAGTCTACAAGAGCCATAAAAAGAGTCAAACCGGCTTGCAAAATTTCTGGGGTGGATTCTCCCAAAACTGAAACCACACTATCTACCAAAACTGGAAGTTGGTCGGTAATTATAGGTATAGCCTGACTTAACCCGTCGCAAATTCCTAAAAATATTGACAAACCAGCCGAAATCAGATCAGGAAGATGCGAAATCAGACTGCTTGTGATCTGAACAACAACAGATGCGATCGTCGGAATCAGAGAGCTGATATTAGAGCTTATCCCATTTGCCAGGCTTATGATGATATCAAGCGCTGTGCTCGTAATCAGAGGCAGATTTGAAATCAGACCTGAAACCAGCGCCTCAAGTAAAGAAGCGCCGGCACTGATCAGAGTCGGAAGCATAGTTGTTACCTTGGTGACCAGCTCTGCGAGAAGGGTTCCAAACGTTTCTGCCGCTCCCGTCAGTCCGTCTGACTGGAAGGATTCCGTAAGCTCCGACAATCCCTCTGATCCAAATGAAACAAACTCTCTGAGCGTCGGAGTCAATTCATCAGAAACCGCGATCTTGGCGCCTTCAAGTGCTGATTGAAATAGCGTTATATCACCGGACAGGTTGTCAAGCTGGACCTCAGCCATAGCCGAAGCCGCTCCGGAACTGTCAGAAATAGCCGCTCCAAGCTCGTCGAATCGTTCAGTGGATGTATTAAGCAGCGCATTGACTGATGCCAGGTCTGTCTTATTAAAGACTCCGCTTATGGTTGCGTCCTTGGCTTCCTGAGACATTCCATCAAGGCCGGTCTGCATATCCTCAACGATATCGATCATGGAACGCATATTGCCCTCTGCGTCGTATACATCGACAGAGAAATCACCAAATGAAACGCTTCCGTCTTCTGCTGCGTCCTGAAGCGATAGCAGCATGTTACGAAGATGCGTTCCGCCTTCTGATCCCTTGATACCGTTATCAGCAAGCACGCCGAGCACGGTTGACAGCTCCTGAGTTCCTCCTGACACGTTCGATGCTGTTGCGCCTATCGTAAGCAGTGCATCTCCGAGCTGTGAAACGCTTGTGTTCGAGCTTGATGCAGCTGCGGCCATCTGATCTACCATAGTGGTTGTTTCATCAATGGAAAGACCCAGTGCTGAAGATACGTCTGTGACCATGTCGGAAGCTGTTGCCAGGTCCATCGCTCCGGATGATGCCAGATCAAGCACTGTCGGAAGCATACTCATGGATGTTTCCGTGTCATATCCGGCAAGTGCCATGTAATTAAGGGCTTCAGCTGCTTCAGTCGCGGAAAAGGCTGTTGTGGATCCCATTTCCTGCGCAAAGTCTCTGAGTGTCGCTATGTTCTGCGCAGCTTGTGATGATCCATCGCTCAGCTCGTCCGTTGTATATCCCATGGTTGCAGCAACCTGCGACATTGCAGAATCAAAATCAGCACCGGCACTTACTGCCGATGCTCCAAATGAGGTCACAGCCGTAGTGGTAGCCGCTAATGCTGCCGCGCCTACCTTTCCAACTGTTGCTACGCCCTTAGAAAAGGAACTGCCAAATTTTGATCCGGCGCTGTTGCCGGCGGAATCAGATACTCCGCTCAGTTCCTGTTCCAGGGTGCTTTCCACTCCCTCCATTGAGGGTATAATCTGCACGTATGCCTGAGCTATTGTTCCCATTTATTCCCTCGCTATCCGGTTAAAGGCTGCAAGCATCTCCTCGCCTGAGTCAAAGCCCACTACCTTTTCCGGCTTCTTTTTATTCCGTAATATATCGATAAGTTTTTCAGGGCGGTTGACTCCGTTCTGACCGTCTTTCGTCTTACTCCATAAGATCAGCCTCAGAACGTCATAGGTAAGAACTTCAACCGTCTGTGATAGTGTCATGTCTGTTCCGGCCAGTGACATAGCTGTCCTTGAATCTTCCCTTAGGCCGGTCAAGAGGGTGGCAATATAGTCGACCGGATACTCTTCAATGTCATATATGCGATAGGTCTCAGCCATATCGCATATAAATGCATCCTCTTTGCTTGCAAGCACGCCGCCAAGGGCTATTATTTTTTTATTTCATAATTCTGTTCTTTGCAGATGTCGAATATCTCGATAACGATCTGATACATGACATCAACAGATGCATGTCCGTCATTCTTAGCCGCAACTTCTTCTGCGAGCTTGTCTGCCTGCTCTTCTCCGAGGAATAATGTGATCAGATCAATTGTTCCAATGAACCTCTGTCCCTTGTCACTTGATTCTGCCCTTCTTATTGCCTTCACAAACTTCCAGTCCCTGAGCATTGCAGGGTCGACCGTGAACTCGTATCCTTGTGATGTTTTGCCAGTAATCATATAAATCCTCCTTAATTGCTTGCTACGCCGCCCTTGATGTACTCAATATGAGTATTTCCGTCAGAATCAGGATAAGCAGAGATTGTGACCTCATACTTAACTGCATCCTTGCCTGCGTAGGTAATATCGCTGAGAGATGTAACCTTACCGATAGGAATAACGATACGCTTAGCGCCTTCGTTCTGAAGTACCATATCGATAACAATGGACTGTGACGGAAGCTCTTCGGCATTAACCTCAACCTTTACTCCGGTCGTAAGATCTCCGGTAACGTTGCCGTCGCCATAGATCATCTTGAGCACTTCAAGATTTGTTGACTCAAGAAATGCCATCTTGAAGGTGTCTGGCTTGTCGTTCTGTATGTCGAGAACAGTTGCACCGCCCCACTCCTTAATAGCAGTGTTGGAAGGCGAGTTGCTGTTTGTCACGCCATCTTCAGATATAAAACCGAGGTTCTCAAATGCTGCAGCAAGTGATGCAGAAACACTTGTCGGAAGAGTCGTGCCTACTGGCGCTCTGAATACCGCTCCGCCGATCTTAGGCTTGCCGGCATTAACGTTTAAAGAATTATTGTCTGACATGTTAGTGTCCTCCTAATAATGTTTGATATCGAATACCGCCTGATAGCGATACTCTTTGGTTGTCGTGTCCGTAAAGTTGTAATTGCTGTTGAGTTCTACATTTGTGATCTCCATAACTTCCGTCGCATCATTCATTGCTTCAATCACACGGTCGTTTAAGGTTGCCGCTTCATACATGGACTCACCGTAACTCTGAATTGCGATGGTCGTTTCCTTGATAAATCTGCCCGTTCCGCCTGTTCTTTCAACAAATACCTTGTTGGAAAATGGTCTTTTAGGCTTCTGAGGCATAGCAACAACGCCAAGCTTAAGCGTCAGATAATTGCAAACGATTTCCTCAATAGTCATGTACTCACCGCCTTCAATAGTGTGTTGTTCGCGAGGTTGTCTTTGTATGCACTTGCTGTGGCTGTGTATACCATGACATTTGCTCGCGTTGTACCTATGTGTTCATTCATTGCGTAGCCGTCTCCGGCACTTGCCAGCACCCTTCTTCCGTGCGTCTTCAGCTCAGCCATAATGTCACTTGACTTTAATAGCTCCTGAATGCCGTCATCATTTAATTTGATCAAAACGTTACTCATAGCGTTCAACCTTTACGTTCTGCCCCCATCGGAGCGGAATATTCGCCAGGACGCCCTTCTCCGGGGATCCTATGGTGCGATATCGCTCGCCCCAGATGATCACGTCCGTGTCTTCCCATGTATGCGTATCTCCCTTCGGAATACCAAGCACAAATGCAATTCTTTTCCCGGTGAGATCGAGGGTTGACAGAACATCTTCCGTAGATGGCTGCCCGACTAAAACGTCATTAACTTCTTCAATAGTCTCCGAGTAGGTAGGGTGCCCGTAAGGATCTGTGCCGGTCTGAGTTTTGATAACAAGTCCGACTGTCATTCCCTTCATATCGACACACCTCCTACCATCGACTCAAGCGGCGAATAAGAGCCTGCTTTGTCCTGAGACCCAAGAAGCTCCTTTTCAAGCTTGCCCAGGTATAGCTCACCGGTTGATCCGGCTCCCATAGTCCAGCTTTCAGAATATCCAAGCCCACTCTGTGAGCCCTGCGTTGCTCCCATAGGAATTGAGTTTTCTCCATCCCCAAGGGCACGCATGACCATGCGACAGGAAACAACTTTCTTGATATCTGCACTTGCGGCGGAATTGAACTTGTCAATTATTACCGCCGCATCATCCAGGAGAGCTGTGCAGACTTCCTGCTCGCTTGCCGACATGGCTCGGTTCATTCTTACCTGAACGTCCTCATACGTTGCATAAGCCATATTTCTACCGCCTTTCTACGTCCTAAAAGCTAGGAACTGTTGATGCAGTGAGCTTTGCGAATACATCTGTATCTGCAACGAAACCAACTTCGATTTCTGCTCTTACTGCGAACATGTTTCGCTGGAAGAGGTTGATTACATTACCGCCTCCAAGATCAAGTGTTGCCTGATCTGAAATTGAGATATCAACACCCTCAACTACGCCGTACCATGCTTTTTCCCAGTCACCTGCGAAACCTACAGTCTTAGGTGAGCCATCAATGTAAGCTCCCTTTGTGGTCTTTGTTGGAACTCCGAGGATCATCGGAATTGCTCCCTCTGCAACTGAGTTGATAAACAGTGGTCTGTCGTTCTTGTCAACCGCTCCAAGAAGGATTCCCTTAGCCTGTGGGCTGATAACATAACCATTGTTGATACCGCCAGCAAGTGAAATCTGAGTATCAGCGTTCACAAGACCGCCGTATACATCAGAAGCAAGGCTGTGAGCTGTTACGTTTGCAAATGTGTCGAAATCGTTTCCAGGAGCTGCGGTTCCACCGAATACGGTGTTATCGAACTTCTGTCCGAGAGCATTTGGAAGTCGTGAAATAAGCGCATCGTAAAGCTTAGCCATGTCTCTTCTGAACTGCTTTGAAAATGGAACGATGACTGCGAGAGTGTATCCTCTCATTACCTTCTGGCCGAGACCTGGATTTGAAACCGGCTTGGCCTCTGTCTCTCCTACCCATTCAGGTTCTGGATCCGATGTGATGATCGGAATAGTGAGACCGTTACCTGGGAGAGGGATGCTTCTTGCAAGCTGCATAACCGCAGAAGCTTCCTGAGTCTTCTGTATAATTTCTGAACTAACCTCTGTTGGAAGCGAAATATTGCTTCTGTTTGTAGCTGTTCCTGCCATTGTTTTGTCCTCCTATGAAAAATTACTGTCTGCCCACTCTTTGAACGCGTCTCGAGCGGATTTCTTCTGTGTTGTATTAGGCTCTCCGCCATCCTTGACAGCCGGATAACCCTGAGATGTAGCAAACGTCATGATTGCCTGAGCCTGTGTCCTGCATTCCTCTTCGGTGTCTGCTGTGAGCAGCTCTGCAGGAACCTTCAGCTCGTCTGCAACCTTTTTTCTAAGATCGCGGATATTGTCCTCGTGCTCCTTCTGCTTGAGCTTCTGCTCAAGTTCTGTTGCACGTTCCTGCGCCTTCTGTAGTTCGCTCTTATTAGCCTCTTCCTGCTCGTCATACTTCTGAGCCTTAGCCTTGAGATCCTCAAAGCCTTCATACTTCTGACGCTCCCTTTTCACTCTGTCCTGGACTATTGCATCCAGTTCCGCCTGAGTAAATGTCTTTGGTTCGTTTGCTGTTGCATTTGTGTCCTGGTTTGTGTTCTGGTTTCCAGTTTCCATTTTTTTATCCTCCTATGAGTAAAATCCTCGTTTTAATGGCACGAGTTGCCTAATTAACTTCCTGTCGCTCCGAATAAGCAATTCTCTTCTGAGCGTTTATTTCATCCTTCTTTTCGGCATATTGTTCACGCCTCAGGTAGTTGATCTTGTCATTTGACGTCGTTCCTTCTGCAGAATCGTAGATTTCCTTGTATTTGCTCGAGTCATACCCTGCTACAGTCGTTTTTGAGTCGAATCTGACGGCATATTGACAGTCGCAGTTGTTATGAATATGACTGGCGTGCGTTGTTGTCTTAGAACTTGCCTTTTTCCAGCCATTTGCGGCTATTGAAAGGCAGTAAATGCATGTATCTCCCGAAGGAATCCAGGCAAATTCCGCTCCATCACGGCTTGCGTTCTTCAGCGTCGTGTCGGCTGCTGCTTGTTTAACCTTTGTTCCGGCTACGGAACACACATACACGACGTTTTTTGACGTCTTTTTGAGGTTATTTATCGCCGCACTGACCTCTTCAAACGATGCAGTATCGGCTACAACCGCCGATGGAACTGTTTTTCCACTTATTTCTGCAATTTCGTCGTACATTAAGGCTGCAAGTGATGCTGCTCCTTCGCCGTACTTGGTAACAAGCGCGTATGAATAGGCATAAAACATGTCTGAGTCCATCGCCATGTATCCACCGTTTGCATTGACCCACGAAACAAGCTCCTCAACCGCCTTGCTGCTGAGCTTTGACAGATTATTCTTGTATCTGTTCCACTGGCTTAGACTGATATTCATTCTCTGCTCCTAATAGCGACAAACCTCGCGCTTTTGCCTCCTGATTCCTTATCCGGCGGATCTCAGCCTGATCAAAGCCGATCATTTCAAGAAATGTGTCTGTTGAGGCAAATCCGGTTCTTGCACTGGCTATTTTGATTGCTGCATCTGCCGTCGTTGCTATGCTTGGCATTGCCGGATTCTTGAAATGTGCGACTATTGCCTTCTGCTCGTCCGTAAGTCCGTCAAGCGTCGTGTTATGACTAATGGCAAGTGCCATCATCGCGATCGTTCTGAGGGCGATTCCGTTGCCTTTGTTCAGCTCTTCGGCCATTTCTATGAGAGTCTTACTCTGTGCGATGATCGCATCGGAGCTTGTCGGATTCGCATCGTTAACGACTCCGGTATCTGATACGGTCAAGCCGGTTGCTGCGCTGAACTGGGTGGATAATATGCGCATCATATCCACATGAGGCGTTATGGAGCCCTGCATCAGCTGACCGAACTGTGGATTCTCTCCAGTCTCAGGATTCGGTGTCGTCGTAATGATCGATCCTACGTACTGGCGGAACTTATCCGATACAACCGCGTCAAACTGATCGTCTGAGACTCCGAGAAGGTATTTCTGAGGACTTGTTGCAAATTCCAGTCCTATCGTTGCATTAGCAACAGTCCTGATGTATCCATCAATAAGCCTTCTCACCGGTTCCTTGATTCTCGACCGTCCGAAAGGCTTGTTGCTTGTTGAATTCCAGATCAGGGCTTCCATGAGCGGTCTACCCATCCTGTGAGGATGCTTTTTCGCGTAATAGGATCCATTTATGTAGGTGAATACCCATATTGCGTCGTCTGTGTAGTAATTGATCAGACTCGGGATCCAGTTATTTTCGTCTTTTTCGTCCTGAACTGTGTCTATAATGGCAAAACCGCATTTGATTCGGTTTCTGATGCCGTCCCACTTGGCCGCAGCTGTCCTTGGAGAGTGAAATTTGATCTTGACCTTGCCGTTTTCGCCCTTTGCAAGTGTTGCAAAGGTGCATCCAAACTTCAGCTCGTCCCTGGTTGCCTTGCCATATTCAAATAAAAGGTTGTTTTCTAGGGCGATTTCGTCCAATTCAGCAACGTCTTCGCCGTTTAAGCCGACAAAACCATCAAACATTGACTTGGCAGCAAGTACATCGACACATTTACCGCCCCATGCGCAGCCGATTTCCAGATTCTTCAGCCCTTGAGGAAGTGCAATTCCGAGGTTAACCTCGTTTAGAGTGACTTTTCCTTCGTAATAACGCTCCTTGGTGTAGTTATTTGACAGGTGATACTCGTAAATCGTGACAAGGTCTGTCAGATCTGCGACTTCCTTGGTGTCAAGTCCGATGATTTGAGTCGGTGTTAACAGATTCATCCTATTTTCATCCTCCGATTAGGATCCCTGGTTGAGTTGTAACAGCCCCACAGTGCCAGGGCGCATGCTTCGATCGGCGTTGAATCATCTCCACCGAAACCCCAGCCTCCACCATTTCCGATTTTTCGCTTGGTAGAGGTTATTGCGCTGTCTCTCAGCTGATCCTGCTTCTTGTACCAGGTCACATTTTCTTCTGTCAGTTCATCGATCAGATAACTGACTGCTGCTATCATGTCCGTTGCTTTTGGTTTCACAACGGAGCCTTTATATTTCCAGGTCGGCGTTATCTTATCTACAAGAACATCAACGCCGTTTTTTCCATCGATTACTACGCAGCTTGCCTGCATATAACGGGCATTCAGCCAGTCAGCAAGCCACTGTGTGCCGTATCCGGTCGGTTTGCGGTCAATCAGGGTTATTCTTGACGGTCCATCCGCCGGAATTACTGCTCCGCAAAGGCATACTTCTGCTCCATCAGCGGAAAACTTGACTCCATAAGCTGTTTTTCCCTCAGGTTTAAGCTCTTCTGACGCCGCGCTGTCCCATAGTGTCTTAGAAATCGCGTAATCCATCATTTCTACAAGCAACGGAGCCCACCATCCGAGTCGCTCCCTTGCAAATCCGTCTGGACTCATGCTTGTCATCTCTTCAAACGTGAAGTCTTCCGTGAGCCTTATTCCAAGAGCTGGATTAGTTGCATACCACAGCTCCCTGTTGGTGACATCTATCTCCTCTATGCTCTTAGCGTTAACGCTCCACTCATGCCAGGCATCATGCGGACCCGGAGAGTCAAGCGATACGGTTCTTCTTCTTCGGAATACGGTACCTGGACAGTTTGGATAAGGCGGAGTTCCGGTATAAATGATCTGTCGGTTTCCCGTGGAACTTGCCGAAAGGGTTGCCATGATTGCTTCAACCTGATCATCTGTAAGCTCCTGAGCCTCGTCATATACAACAAGGCTGATCCCGTCAAAACCTCTGGCTGCCTGCCTTGACCTTGCGGAAAATTCGATCACGCCGCCGTTGTTAAGCTCGATCGATTCCTCGCCATTCGTAAAACGGATATTTTTGACCAGGGAAATGATCTCCGGATGCCGCTTGTCCTGAAACATCGCTACAAGTCGCCTGAACGATTTCTTACTCGTCCTCACCTGATGCGCTGTATGTAGGATCCTTTCTCCCAGTATTACCAAGCCGTAGAACTCTCTTGCCTCCAGGCATACGTTCTTGCCATTTTGCCGCGGAAGCGCCAGTCCTGCGCTTGTTACGTTGTAATGCCCCTCTTCATCTTGCCCAAGCCAGCAGTCAATTACGCTTTGCTGCCATTCATCCAGCGGATTCCCGTAGGATTCCATCAGAAGTGCTGCGTCTGTTCCGTCTGTCCGTGCCCTGGGCGGTTCGACCATGATTCGAGGCTTCTGACTGCCTATCTTCATGCTCCATGCCTTTCTCTGACTAACTCCAGCATTGTTTTAGGTTTTTCGATCTCCTGAGCCTTCGTTTTTGCTGCTTCTTCAGGCAACTGATCAAGGATCTTCTCCATGCCCTGCATGTATGCCTTCCACAAAGCCTCATATCCCTTGAATAGTGGATTTTCCCGGACACCCTTCTGTCCGCCGCCGTTGTTGTACGGCATTGCCACGCTTGAGGTCTTGATCGACTCTCTTGTTTCGTCCAGCTTGATCTTCATCCAGGCTGTGTTCTCAATGATCGGTTCAATAAGCATGATCTGCTGTTGACTGACCTTTTCATTAAGCAGCAGCTCCTTAAGCCGTTTAGCTTCCTTCTTGGCTGCCGTCTTCATCTTCTTGAGCTTCTGAGCCTTTTCCTTCTGAATCAGATCCTCATTTTCCATATCAAATCTCCTACCAAACACCACCCCTTATTTTTGAAAAAGTCCCTCGGGGGTAAATCGGCGCT